GGGCCGCCGGCCACAGGTAGCGCCCGTCGGGCATGTAGGTCCGGGTCGAGTCGTGCGGACTGTGCCGGGTGCCGCCGAACTCGATCCAGCCGGCGTAGGGCACGGCGGCCGAGCCCATGCGAACCGACGCCCCGGTGCGCGTGCCCGAGCCGCGCACCGAGCCGGCCAGCCGGCCCGACCCGCCGGCCGGGATGGCCGAGCGGGCCGCCTCGATGATCGGCTGTACGGCCTGGGTGCCGGCCGCCTTGAGGGCCTGGTAGAGCGGGCCCGAGGCGTCGGTCGACATACGGGCCAGGTCGCGCCGCAGTGCGGCCATGCCCACCACGCCGACCTCGACGCTCATGGGTGCTTGCCGGCGACCCAGGCCGTGCCGTTCCAGTTGGCGGCCAACAGGTCGGCCGTCACCACGTACTGGCCCGCGCCCCACGTCGCCGTCGGGCTGGCCGTGACGCCGGACAGGCCGGCCAGGTTGGCCGGGACGGTGCAGCCGGCCGGGGAGAACTGGCCCGGTGTGCCGGCCGAGGCCGTGGTGGCGGGCACCGCGGTGCCGGTGCCCCGCACCGGCGGGGTGGTGAGGATCCAGTCGATGTCGACCTCGGAGGCCGCCCCGGCGTCGCCGCCGAAAATGTCGTAGGGCTGGGGGATGGCGAATCCGGTGTACTCGGGATTGTTGATGGCGGCCGGGCGCGACCCGAACGGGCGCACCTTGAACGGCGCCGGCGCCCCGTTGGCGGCGTAGTTGTTGATGGCCAGCTGTAGGGCGGTATCGGTGCCGCCCGGGTCGAAGGTCTGGGCCAGCTTCATGACCAGGTGCCACTTCACCGGGCCCGGGTAGTCCTGCACGCCGCAGAACGTGATCTGTTCAATGGGCTTGTTCTCGGCCTGGAGCTTGACCGACATACACAAGCACTTGAGGTTGATCGCCTCCAGCTCGACGTAGGTATCGGTCATCATGACCGGCGTTGTCACTGCAGCTACGGGGTCGGCCATCGGTCAGGTTCCTTTCATGCGTGGATCTCTACGGCTAGGTCAACGGCTAAGAAGTCAGCGCCGCCGATGTTGAGGCCGCGCCAGTTGCGCTGCTCGACCGGCTTGGCCACCGGCACGACGCCGCCGAGCGACGAATCGGCCTCGATGGCCTCCCGGGCCAACGTGGTCAGTTGGTCGGCCGTGTCGGGGTCGTCAATGCCGGCCATGGCCGTCACGACAATCGTGGCCAGGTCGACCGAGAACGCCGGGACGTGATAGGCGACGGTGGCCGGGAACCCGACGACCAGCGCCGGGGCGTTGAGCGTGAGCGGCGGCGCCTTGAAGACGGTCACGGCCAGACCGGCGGCGGCCACGGCGTCGGTCAGGGTCTGGGCGAGGGCGGCGGCCACGGCCGGGCGGTCCCAGCTCACTAACCGAACACGAGCGGCCCGACGCTCGAATAGAGGGCCTCGATGTCGGCGTCGTAGCGCCCGACCCGCACGACGCCGGCGTCACCGAACCCGATCGTGCCGTCGATCGTGTCGCGGCGACGGTAGAGGCGTGCCGCGTGGAGCAGACAGGCCTCGTGCGCGGCGTCGGGCAGGTCGAGCGGGTCGGTGTCGAGGGATGACCGGGCGCCTGGGTCGGGAGGAAACCCCGAGGGCGGCCACTGGTAGTTGGTCCTCCGGTTGCCGTAGTCGATGGCCGCGGCCAGCGCCGAGGCGATGAACCCGTCCTCGGTCGGGTCGGGCTGGAGGCGCAGCAGGGCCCGGACCTCTTTCAGCTGGGGCCAGGCCGCCATTACGAGTAGGTGAACCCGTTGTTGACGGTCACGTTGCCCCGCGGGTTGAGCACGACGACGGCCACCGCCCCGGCGGCGTGGGCCGGGGCGATACAGGTGATCCGGTTGTCGGCGTTGACGAGGAACCCGGTCGCCGCCGTGCCGCCGAAGGTGACGCCGGTCGAGCCGGTCAGCCCTTCGCCGTTGATCGTCACGCCGGTGCCGCCGGCGACCGGCCCGCCATTGGGCACGATGCTGTCGACGCCCGGCGCCGCCGCCAACGAGGCCCACTGGTCTTTCCTGACGAGCAGCGTCGTGCCGCCCGGGTACCAGTGCCAACTTCCCGGCAGCGCGAGCGCTGCCGGGAAGTCGGTCGCCGGTGCCGACGAGGTCGCCTCACCCCACGAGCCGCGAGGTTTGAGCGTCCAGGTCACTTCGGACTGGCCGCCCGCTTCGAGGGCAAGGGACCCGATCCGCCGCTGACCTCGGGCGGGGCCTCGGCGTCGGTCGCCTCGGCGTCGCCGTCGCCGTTGATCTCGGCCATGGTCGGCATCCCGGCCGGTGGCGTGAGCGAGACGAAGGCCCCGCCGGCCAGCGTGCCCCAGGCCAGGTAGCCGCCATAGGCGACCTGGACGCCGAGAATGCTGGGCTCGATGACCGAGAGCAGCCCGATGACCTCCTCGTAGACCTCGAACAGGCCCGAGGGCCCGACGATGCACGTCCCGGCGGCGAAGGTCGGCACGACGATGCGGGGCAGGCCGAGGATGTCGCCGCGGAAGTTGGCCAGGCTGGCCCCGCCGGCGTCCATGCCGTCCATGGCGTCGCCGCCGACGGCGCTGTCGGCCGGGAACACGACCCGGGCCACGTCGACCAACGAGCCCAGTGCGGCCCAGACATCGAGGGAACACCAGATCCGGTCGGGCATCATGAACCCGGCCTGGTAGCTGTGCATGGCCGCGGTGTAGAGGGCCAGCGTCCAGCCCTTCAGGTCGTTGGTGGCCACCACGACCGGCGTCGCCGTGCTGGCCGCCTTGAACGCCGCCGAGGCCGCTGTCTCGGTCTGTACGGCGTAGACGTTGGCCAGGTCCCTGACGAGGATGTCCCAGGCGCTCGGGCTCGTCCAGTCGATGTCCTGCCTCGAAATATCGACGGTGCCGCCGTAGGTGTTCTTGGCGAAGGACACCGGCGAGATGGTCATCTTCTGGCTCGGCAGCTGGGTCTTCTCACCGGCGCCGCCGGCCGGCACCTGTTGGCCGACGGTCGTGTGCGTCGTGATCTTCGGCCGGGTGAAGGTGGCGCCGGGGATGCCGGCCAGGGCCTTGGCCCCGCCGAGCGAGGAGACGAACGGCCGGTTGGCGTCGATGAGGTTGACCACCTGGCCGACGATCGGCGTCGGCAGGATGCCCGTCGTGTCGGTCGTCTTCTGGTCGGCCACGGCCCGGGTCTGGGCCAGGCGGGCCTCGGCCTCGCGGTCGGGCACGCCGCGGTCCGAGATCCCGCGGGCGGCCAGGTAGTCGACCAGGAAGGCCCCGGCCGAGCGGTAGACGGGGGCGCGCTCGCCGCCGTCGGCCCGCCGGGGCACGGCGGCCAGGCGCTCGGCGCGCGGCAGGGCGGCCAGGGTGTCGGCGTGGGTCCCGCGCAGGGCCTCGATGGCCTCCAGCGGCTCTATCTGCTCGTCGAGCTCGGCCACCCGTTGGCGGCACGCTTCGAGCAGCTTGCGCTCGGCCTCGACGAGGTCACGGCCGTCGGCCGCCACCTGGGCCAACAGGGCGTCCATGTTGGCCAGTTGGGTCTCGCGCTGCTCGTGCAGGGATTGCAGGACAGGGTTCACGGGTCAAGCCTCCGGGTCGCTTCGACACTTCGGGCGCTTAGGTGCTGGCGCCGGCGTGTCCTCGCCGTGGCCTCCGGGTGGGGCCGACCTGGTCGGCACCCGGGCCGAGGGCCGGGGGCGAGCGGCGGGGCTGGCCGCGTGCTTCGCTACCGAGAGTGTAAGTCAGCGGTCAAGCGCCGCCAGTGATCCAGCTCGGGCGTGCCCGTGCCGCCGAGCCAGGTGCGCCGGTCGGTGGCCGAATAGGTGCGCCGGGCGTGGCGCACCATGGTCACCTCGGCATCGGCGAAGACCGGCGTCGGCGTCAGGGACACCTCGAGCAGGCGAGATTCGAGCCGGGTGACCCGGTCCATGTGGTCGGGCCCGGCGTCGGGATCCCACTCGCCCTGGTCGAGCATCTCCCACTGCGAGCGGATGGGTTGGAACCCGATCGAGAGCCCGGTCAGGTCACCGGCGGCGGCGAGCTCGGCCGCCTGTTGGGCCTCGGGCGTGTCGTTGAGGCGCCAGACGCCGTGGAGGCCGTCGGCCTCGTGCGTCCACTGCTCGGCGTGCCCGGCCGGCCACGAGCGGTTGTCATGGAACAGCAACAACGGCAACTGGCGGGCCGTGCCGCCCCGGGTCGAGCGCTCCAGGGACTTGAAGGCGTGGGCCTCCATGAACCACCCGACATTGGCCGGGGTGTCATAGGGCACGGCGCGGCCCTCCAGGTAGTGATGCCCCACCCGGCCGCTGTCGCGCAGGGCGAAGGTCGAGCGGTAGGCCGGGTGCTGCTCGGCGTTGCCGTCGGGTCCGGGGTTGGCCGCGGTGGCCTCGAAGGTTCTCATGGTGGGCTCGGGCCTCCTCCTAGCGCCGGCGGCACGGTGCCGGCCGGGTCCGGTCCGGGGTCGATCGAAGGCGCGACGGCGAGCAGGTCGCCCTGGGCCGTCGGCAGGTCCATGTAGGCCCGGGCCTCGGCCGGGGCGATGATGCCGGCGCCGACGAGCGTCGCCATGGCCGTGGCCGTCGTGGTCAGGTCGTCGCGGAGCAGCTGGTTACGGTCGAAGTGCACCGACTGGCCCCGGGGCAGCCAGGCGTCGGACCAGACATCCTCGAAGTCGGCCAGCACGGGCTCGAGGGAGGTGCGGAGGATCTGCTGGTACTGCGGGCCGGCCGTGCGGTAGGTCATGCCGGCCACCGGGGCCCCGAGCCAGTAGCCGTCGAGGTTGAACATGTTGGCCACGTCGGTGAGCGACATACGGCGGGCCTCGGTCAACTGGGCGTCGGACGGCGACCAGGCGAGCGGCTGGACGACGGTGCCGTTGGGCAGGACGGCCGGCTCACGGTTGGGCCCGCCGAACTTGGTGATCCAGTTGGCCTTGGCGTCGTCGGCCACGTCCTGGGTCAGGGTGGCCTGGGGCGTGATGATGGCCACCGACGGCACGGCCCCGTTGGACAGGGCCGAGGCCTCGTACATCTCCTCGGCCGCCACCCGGTTGAGCGTGCCCAGGTTCTCCTCGACCACGCCGGTACCGCGCACCGGATACCAGCGGTCGGCGCCGCGCCGGACGTGGACCACGTCGTCGGTCCTCATCTTGGTGCCGAGCAGCCAGTACTCGACGTTGTTGGGATCGGGCGGCATCCACGAGATGTAGACCCACGAGGCCGGCCACCAGACCATG